CTTGTATGGGTTATCCACTGTGTTGAATTGATAGGGACTCTCGTAAGCAAAGAAGATTGTTGGTCCAATTTGCACTCCAATCCATGTTCTTGGTATCCAGTTCCACTCAACTGTGATTTCCCCTTTAAGTTCTTCAGGAATCTTAAAACTTTCATCAACAACTTTCTTTTGTACCTGTCCAAATTGATCAAGGTAAGTTGCAGTCCCAATTTTTTTCTCACTTTTCCATGTGACAAGTTGCATGAGAATTTTGGTACCTGTGTAGTTGTAGTGTGGGTAGGTTGTTGTAATGACTTCTGGAGATTGTCCATATGATGCTGTAGCGTTAAATATTTCTGCACTTCTTAAGTTTTCTTTATCTTTATCTGTTAGTCTGTCTCCAAACCAATCTAATATTTGTCCTCTATCTAACCACATTCTACCTACTGCCCAATCACAGTCCTCAATAAAGAGTGAGTCTTGGTTCTTATCACACTCAAAGTGGATAGGATTCCAAGGAATTAAGACAGGCTCATTATTAAAAATGCCGGCATAATATACTTCCTCTGCACAAGTAAGTGCATTCTGAAAACCTCTAATAAAGTGGTTCTTAAGCTTTAAGGATTTCTCAAGATGATTGAGAAGTTTATTAGCAGTAATCTCTACATTATTTGTATAAGAATTAGTAAAGTATTCCTCTACTTCTTTTGGAGTTTCTGCTTCTACTTGTTCTCCAAGAGCATTCTTAAGGATTGCAAGATAAGAGTACTCTAAAGCTTCTTTCTTGTCTTGGAGGTATTGGTTAAAACCCTCTCCAGCCGTGGAGACAACTTTATAGGTAAATGGCCTCTTAAGTTCTTCTCCAACCAATTGAAGAACTGAGGAACGGACAATGTTATAGTCCTGAAAGTTAGCAGGAAGGTTACCAATGCTATCATGTATGTCAACACCATAAGGCTTAGTGACATAACTAAAATCCTCAATGTTGACAATAGAGTTAAAGAGATCATAATTAATTTGTTTAGCCTCTCTAGAAGTCCTACTTCCTGAGAGGTTAGAGTATGCTCTCCCTACAAGGGCAATAATACATTTCTTTTGCCAATCTAGGGTTTCCTTAGTTTTTTGAGGTACTCGTTGTTCTGGAAGAGGTGGAATCATTAGTTACTAAATAATTTAGAAGAGAAAAAATCTCTACCATTCCTCTTATACGAGTCTTTAAAAGCAGGCTGTATTCTTGTCAACTCAATACTTCTAATAAGTGCTAGTGAGAAGGATATAAATCTATCAAAGTTACCTCTACTATTGTAAGTAATAAGTTCTTGTAGCAAGCCTACACTCTTTATCTTATATACATTACTTTTACCATCCTCATACTCCTCTCTTAACCAGTTATTTACATAGGTAATGAGTTCATTCTTAACAGAGGAATATGAATTGCCCACGACTCTGATACCATAGGTGTTTGTGTGTTGGTTAGAAGCAGCCTTGACAATACTAGGTGTTCTGGATAATAGATGTAACTTATGTTTGTTCTCACAGTGAGTTTTGAAATTGTTGATGTTATTCTCATATAAACAACTTGCGTTATAGTACTCTATTAGTAAGATACACTGGTCATAAAACTCTTTGAAGTTCTGTGGCCTACCTGTATACTCTGCAACTGGAAGATCATGGGTTTCTTCTCCAATAGCATACCTTTTAAAGATAAATAGTGAGCCCAAAGACTCAGAATAATTAGCTTCATCTGTAGCATATGGATCTAGTCCTGCAGTATATAAGTTGTACGATGTACCTGGGGTTGGTTTCTCCCAAATCTGTATACATCCACTCTTATCTATACTCTTATCTCTATACTCTAAGGGTCTTAAAGAGAGGTCTGGGATGAATTCTGCATTTCCTCTCTCATCATAAGACATTCTACCACAGATACCTTTATACTCATCCTTAGTCATACATAGACCTAGTTGTTTACGCAGGTCCTCTGTAGGAAATACATTATTAGAGATAATTTGGAAAGCCTCTGAAGGGGACCAAGCATACTCAGTAGTATGTCTTAAATATTCCTCAGGGCTCTTTGCTTTAGCCTTCTTATTTTCTCTGAGTTTTGTCAAAAGCTCTTTAGCCCTAGGTATATCAGAGTTACCTTCTTTATCATAAGCACCCTCATAGTTCTGATACATAGGAAAGAAGAATCCTGCAGGCTTCTCAGGCAGTCCATCCTCATCCCATACATTCTCAAAGGGCATCATATTGTAATTATCTGGGTTATAGTACATTTCTGCAAAGTCAATAGTACCTGCTTCCATGTCACCACCAGTACCAAATACTACCATCATCCCAGTATAGTAATCACCGGCCTTAATAGAGGGTTCCATAGCATAGTAACTCTCATTCCAATTGATGAAGGTACCAGCTTCTTCTACAATTATCTTACTAGCATCAGCTCCCCTAGCAGCATCAGGGTTATTCATAAAGGATACACAAGTAATAGCACTTTGAAAACCCTTAGTCAGCTCTGTACCATCCTCAGTATACTCAATAAAACCACTCTTAATTCTACCATCAGCAATCTTATTAACTAGACGTGTTCTTTTGAAGGCAGGACAGTGCTCATTTAAGTGATTGAGCATATCCATAACCTTAGTAAAGATACCAATCTCTGAGAAGAGGTACTTCTTATCATAAGCAGCAACTAGGGTTAAGCTTTTCTTAATGAAGGTATACTCCCAAGCTATAGTAGCAGCATTCTTATAAGAGAATCCTCTTCTTCTTGCCTTACCTACTATCATACTCTTACCCCCTTCTGTCCATAAGACCTTATTATTCAGGTGTAGTTTGGGTATTAGAGTGGGATCTATACCATTCTCAGCTATCTCTAAGAACCAGAAATACTCATAATCACCATCCCAAAAGTCAGGAAGTAAGAAACCCTTAGATACTTTCCTCTTACCCCTATTATCATCAGTTAAGTTTACCTTATTTATTAAGCAATAGTTTAAGTAAAAGTAATGCTTACCAGTAATCCTAGCACCGGAGACTTCATAGCCATTCATGCACCTATTGTACTCCTCATCCCAGAACCTATCAAACTCTAAAGTTCCAGGAAGAGCATTAGTATATCTACCAGTAGTTATAAAGTTTTTACCTGCCTCTCTAAAAGGCTCAGTATTAATCCATATCCCACTAGTATTTCTTATTGCTCCCATCTGTTAATCTTTGCTCCAGCTCTTACTTTATTTTGTGCTACATTCTCAGATTCTACTTTCTCCTTTAAACCCTCCAGAGTTGTTATTACTTGTAGAGTATTCTTTAGAGCATCAGTAACCTCCTTAACTTTATATACAGGATTACCTCTAGAGTCTAAGAGTGAGTAATCTACATTCCTAAAGTATGCCCTAGTCTGATTGGCAGCATGAAGAGCATCCTGAAGATAACGCATATTAAAGGTATAATTAAGTTCCTTATACTTCTCAATAGCATCCTTAATCTCTTGAGTAAGGGTGATACCAAGATCTCTATTCAATGCAGCTATCTTTTGTTCCTCATCATAAGCTCTATAAGGAGAGTTATAATCAGCAAATAAGTACACATACTTAAAAGCCTGTATACCATTATCTTTTTTATTAGCCTCATATAGAGCTTTAAACTCTGGAATTAAGAGGCAAGCCTCATGCAGAGTTACAGTAGCACTATTTATCTCTATTATTTTCATCTATTAACTTCTTAAATTTTTTATATACCTCTCTCTTAGAAAGTTTTCTAGTAAAGGTGCCTATATACCTAACTGTTATTTTAGGTTTTTTCTCCCTCATCTGTTTTATAGTAGAGGAAAATGCAAACTTTATAATAGCATCTACATCCTTGTACGGAATTTGCAGATTCTCAGCTACTTCCTTAATTATTTGTTGGATCCTCACTAAAGATAAATTTAATATCTGCTAGATATATACCATTTCTAAAGCCTGAGGAAGTTAAGAGGCCTTTCTTTTTTAAGGATGCCTTAATGTTGTTGTAAGAAGCATCCTTTAAAGAGAGTTTATCCTTAATTTTCTTGTTAGTCTTAGGGGAATTTAGCAACTCCCAAGCAATTTGAGGGGTACTTTGCTCCTGAAAGGCTTCATATTCCCTAAGTAATTCGGCAGCTACCTTAATTTCTGTCTCTGTAAGGTTAAAGTTTAGTGCCATAACCTTCATATAGTTGTGATAGGTATCACCCCTCACTGCTATTAGCCTCTGTTTCTCCATTTCCAAAAGGTATCTTAAGTTGCAAGTTACTCATTTCTTCCTCAAAGTACAATTTCTCAGCTTCATTGATAAGATGCATTATCTCATCAGGAGTTTCTAAGAAGTTAAACATTATATCCTCAGTTAAACCTTGCATAATTGTAAAGGTATACTCAGTTAAGGGGGAAGTTTGTCCTCCAATAAGGATGAAAGGAGGTAGTGTATTAAAGGCAAAGGTTATATTCTTATAAGAGAGGTTTTCTCCCTCTATAACAGTCTCTCCAGCTTCCCTTAACATCTCTGCAATATCATAAGAGATAGTCTTTCCCTTAGCATCCTTAAGAGAATCCTCAAAAACTAGTAATTTTAATTTTATACTTTTCATTATTATTCGTATTATTGTTTGCAAATATATATAAAATATTTATGAATAGACAATACAGGAGAAGAATTCAGAAGATGCAAGAGAAAGAGTATAAACTTTTTGTCAAGAAGAACAAGAATTTCTTAGATGCAATTAAGGGAGATGCTGGTTCTATGCAAGCAATGGAAAGAATTAAGGAACTTTTAGATAATTATGGGAAACAAGAACAGACCTTGGAAGGAGGAGAGGAAAGTGTCTCCTCAGAAGAAGAAGGAACAGAAACTCAAGGAGACTCAGAAAGCATTGAGCAAGTTAAAGTGGGAAGCTAAGGTTAAGGATAGTAGGAGATCAGATATGTTTGATGAGTAAGAATAAATAAAGTTATGGCAAAGATTAAGAGTGCAGAAAGTACCTTCAAAAAGAAGCATAAAGTTTCTCTTGGTAGACATGCTAAGAAAGATAGTTTATCTAAAGCTAGCAGAAAGTACAAGAAACCATATGCAGGACAAGGAAGATAAAGTTTTTTTCCAAAAATCAGTATAATGTCAGAAATTTCTCGTATAATTATTTAAAATAATTACATACATTTAAATATGTATTTGCCCATACTATAGGTAAGTTTTATTACCTCAGATAGTTAGGGTCAAGAAAGAGAATCTAAGAGGCATTGTATAGCATATGCAATCAGGGGTAGTAGCTAAGTTACTACCTTTTTGTTTTTATATATATTTGCAAAAAAATACTTATGAAAAGAAAAAAAATAATAGACATTATAACTGAGAATAATTTTAAGGAAATATCCTCAACTCCTGCAAATATGTATTCAATAATGTTTGATGCTGAAGGTAAGGATAAAATAATTTGCAAAGCTGATTGTAAAATATTTACTTATGTAGATGAGGAGTATGTGCTTTTAGATAGTTGTGTTAATATTAAAGCTTACTATTATGAGAAGCATGAGGATATAAATAATGAGATTCAAATATACAAAGCCAATAGACTTATATTTGAGGGAAAAGTAGAAACTGAAGAAGAGTTTAAGACTCTTATGAGGATGCTTAGTTTATAAAAAAGTAAGATTTTATTTTACAGTTTGTAAAAATTTTATACCTTTGTACTGTAATAATACTGGAGGAAACTCTGGTATTGTATTTTTATCATTTTTCTTTTAGTTGAATACCCCCTAAGTCTTACTTGAAAGGGGGTATTTTTTTTTAAATTTTTTTTAAAAAAATTTTTGAAGTGTGGGAGTGGTGGATAGCCCCAGAAAAAGTCCCCCACTCTTCTAATGATGCCGTGCAGGGGGTGTTCCCTGTAAGTCGCGGGTCACCTTTGTTTCAACAGTCCTACTATGAAAACTTTGACATCCGAAGAACTTGCTACTATGTCTCAAGAACAAGTAGCAGCCTACTACACAGCGCAAGCTCAAGCATTAGCAGCAGCTTCTCAGTCAGCACCAGCAGCCAGTCCTGCTTCTACTTCTGCTTCTACTTCTGCTAAGACTTCTCTTCTTTCTGCACTTCCTACAGCATCTACCACAACTTCTGATAATACACCGGATGCTGTAGAATCTGTAGATATCATCCTGTCCTCTTTGTCAGCACCTATTGCCGGCAAGTATGGTGCATTCAGGCAGTTTACCACCAATGGTACTACCTATAATGTTGATGATAGCAGGGTGCAGAATGTGCAAGTCTTTCGGCCAAACTGTAAGGCCACACTGACTATCAGGCAGTACAAGAACAAAGAGGGTCAGCTTAAGACCATAATTGCAGGACTTGCAATACACCTGCCTGAAGCCTCAGGTCTCTTCATCATGCGCTGATTAATTGGGGGAGTAAATCCCCCAATTTTTCTTTAAAATGGTGTGTAAGTGATTGATAATCACTTACACCTGTTTTTTAGAATTGCTTCGCAATTCCCTTCTCGGCAACTACAGCCTAACTGATTTATTATAGCCTTAAACAAGAAACATTTTATCTTCAACAATACCATGAAAAATTCTATTAAAACTTTAGTTTCTGTTGCAGTATTCTTTGCAACCTTCTTTGTTCTTTACTTTCTTCTTTCATTAGTGGGAGTAATGTTTGGTCAGACTTATGGAGAAGTAATAGGAAATCCTGCTTGGTTCTTCATATATGCTATGATTGGCACTCCTGCTTCAGGGTGCTTTGCATCAGAAGTGCATAATGATTTGTAAGACACACTCCTAAGGTATGAGTATAAACTACCTTTTTTATACTTATTTCTTTGGTTAAAAACGAGTATTGAAGAGAGGCATAAGTCCACCAATCAGAGTTTTACCAAAGTTTTAGGTGTAAAACAAATGTTTTATCTTTTCTTTTATTTATCTTCAACAACAAAAAACAAAAACTTATGTTAGTAGTAGAAAAAGCAGTGGAAAGCCTGCTTGTAAACAAAACACAAGCCAAGGCTTTAGCAGAAATCATTTGTCAAAGTCCAAACGTGGACCATGCAATTTCTCTCCTATTTGGGGAGTACAAAGAACCTCTTTTCCATAGCAAAAAGTTTGGCAGAAATACCAATGAAAAGTATGAGTTTATCTCATATTGTCCTTGGCAAGACAGAGTTCACTACAAATACTCAAGACCTAAATCTAAAAATATTTATATCTCAAAAGATACTGATGAAATGTTAGTAACTTATGAGAATTATAAAGATTATGAAGAGGGATGGGTAGAAGGAAAAAACAGAAAACTCATTACTGTCATATTTCCTGAAACAGAAACTGGTACCTCAAGCCTCTCAAAATCAGAATGGGATAAACTCCAAAGTGATTATACAATGGAGGAAGTTTATCTTAATGATGTCCTTAATAATGCTGAGGAATACGGTTTAATATAAATAACCATGCTCACAGTAGTATATGGAGTAGTAATGCCTCTGGCTGAGGCACTCTCCTTTGATAGGAAGTAATTCCAATCATACTGGCTGTCCTAGGGTAAGTGAGGGTAGCAATACCCTCACCCCTTTTTGTTAATGCACCATAACTCACGTGGATATATATAAAACCACATTGATTAGGTACAAGAGCCCAAATAATTAAAGCTCTCTTAATCAGTCTCCCAAGGGTGAGCAGTTGTAATGAACATTGTGCAGTGCTTTAAGTAGCTAAGCTAAATCACTTCATTACAACTGAGTGCAGAGGGGCAAAACCAAAATTGTAAAATCTTAAATCAAATAAAAACAAATCAAAAAACAATTTACCATGAAGAAAAACTCTCTTTCCGCCAAAGGTCTCAGCATGTCTCAGGCCCAGTCCATCTCTAATCTGTGCAATCAAGAAGCACAAATGATTAGTAGTAAACTTAGCATTTGTAACAATGCAAGTAAGAAGTCTCGTTTCCAAAACCAAGATTTAACCATTCAAAGGGGAATTCCTCTTCCTGAGAATGTTATTTCTGAGTTACAGAGAAAGGCTAAATTGCATGCAACACAGGCTTTTCTTATGGAGAACATCCGAACCAAAGAAAATAATCTTAAAGACCTTAAGAAAATGTTCTTTGTGTATGATGTTCCTCAGCCTGAATATCCTGAAACAAAGGATTTTACACCTCAACCTTTAGCAGATGAAGATTGGGGATGGGCTCAACTATCTGTTAATGAACTTAATGAGTACTTTGAACAAGAGGCTTATGCTTCACACTTGGGTCAATTTATCCATAAGGATGGTAAGTTAGATTTCTTAAGAAAGGAAATAACTGATCTCAAAGAACTTGAGTGGATGAGCAAGGGCAATGAGTATGCCCCAGTAATCGTTACTCCTCACCATACTCCTGAACAATTGTTAGAGTTGCATAATCAAATTGCAGCTTTACACCGTGCTCATGAGCAAAGAGTAAACTACTTCAAGGCCAAGGTTAAAAACCTTGTAACTGAGGAGAATGCTCGTAGAGCTCAAGCAAATGCTGTTGCTCAAGGTCATGTAAACTCTGAGAATAATCTTATTCTTACCCACTATCAAAATCAGATGTTCTTGTGGGAACAAGGTAAGAAAAAAGCTCAGCAAGAGTTTGAGGAAAACAGAGCTAACCTCATTCGTGAGATGTCTGCACTCAGGATCAATGTTGATCCTCGTTTCCAGGATGTTATTGATAGTTTTCTATCTCAAATTCCTGAGTAAAGGTCTTATAGGTAGGTAGGGAGATACTCACAAGAGGATTCTCCCTACTTTTTGTGTCTAAACAACAGGTCACTAATAATAATACAAATAATAATCACTTGAGTTGGGCATCTTTCAGATGACAACTCTTAAACTACCGCTCTCTCTCAAAATCTTATTTCTTTTATATCTGCAAACAGGTTAAGCACAAGATGTGCTACAATTGGTTGTAGAAAACAAGACTTAGATTTTGTCTTTGCCTTTGTATGAGAGAGAGGTCTTTGTTTTTGATTTTGTATTTGTCATTATCTACACACCTGTTGTTTAGGCAACTATATTTTTATCCTTAAACATATGAAAGACTTTTATAAACAGCAAAGAAGAATAGGCTATTTGTATGATGCCATCTTCACAATAGGCTTTGTTATAACTTTATTTGCAATCACACTAAAAATAATTTCTCTAATCTAAAATATGCAATACGAAAGTACAATAAGAACTTTAAGCAACGGCAAAAGAGTTGCTAATTTCTCATCTCCTCATCCTTTTGAGTTTGAGGATGGAACTATTGTTCCTGCTGTACCAGCTGCACTGTCTGAACATCTTAAAATCCTTTTTATTGAGGAGGATATGGGTAATGGAGATGTAAAACTCTCTTTCAAACTCACACCTCAGGTTCAATCTGAAATGAGGGATTGGATTGCTCTTAAAGAAAAGGGTGAGGTAGATGTGGTTTTTTGTCCTCTTCCAATGATCCAAGCAATTAAGGATTACTCAGGAGAACACTATCTGATTAATCTTACACCCTTTAGGGCAGTAAGAATTGAGGATAGGATAAAAAAACTTGTGTCTATTCATAAACAATCTGTTTAATGGAAATAGACTTTAAAATTAAAATCGCTCTTGAGGAACTAAAAGACCTCAACTCATCTGCTGCTCTTAGAGCAATTCAAATAGAGAATTATATTAAGAAATTAATTCTTCAAATAGAATCTTTAGAAGAAGCAAATGAGTACTAAGAAAGCTCTTGATTGGTGGAGGCTTAGGTCTCCACTAATTAAGAAACAACTACAGCAGGATTATTTTCCTGCAACTAATTGGCAATATCTATCCTCAAAACAAATCTTAAATATTTATGAAAAAGTTCAGAAAAATTAAAAACACAAGAGAAAGCTCATTTAGTATTGTTACAGAAGTTCTTAAATATGCTCCTATATGGGACAGCTTAAAGATTACTGTTGGACTTGGTAACCAAAAGAAAAGTACTTACGTCAGAGTAGACTAATGTTTAGAGTTGTTTGTATTGATGATAGTAATAGGCCTCCTGAGGTTCCAACATCTAATTGGATTCAGAAGGATAAAGAATATACAGTATTAAGGGTAGGAAGAAACAAACTTACTAATGAAGAGTATTTTATTCTTCAAGAAGTACAACCTACACCTCCTTATGGAGGTTATAAAGTTGAGAGGTTTAAACTTCCTCATCCAAATAGTATTGAAAGCCAGTATGAAAAACAGGCTTTAGAAGTATTTTAAATACAGTATATAAATCTTTAAAACAAACTAAAAATGGCTAATTACTTAATTAAAACAGCTGAGTCTAATGTTAAACAAGACAAAAGAACCCGTAATTACAAAACAGTAACTTTTACTGAGTGTGTAATGATGGAAACTCCTTTTGGCAAAGTTCCTAAACCCTCTGCTCAATGTCTTTCTACAGCAATCAATTGCTATGAGAAAAACTATCTTGAGAAAGAAGATTTGGGTTGGGCAGACCCAATATTTGATGCTAAAAACCCTGCAAAGGGTGGTATCTATGAGGGTGCTATTTGTCAAAGACCAGTTGAGGAATATGAGATTGTATCTCAGGATGGAACTGTAAGGCAAGTGTCTACTTATAAAACAGTAGTATTTGGTGATACAGATTCTCCTGCTTTTGAGAGCCTTGTAAGAGCAGCTTTCAAGAGCAAAGGTCATCAGATTATTGAAAGTCCTAAAGAAGAATCTTTTGCAGATCTTCAAGCAAGACTTAATGTAGTCAATGCTGACTCTTTGGTAGATAACAATCTTCCTCTGCAAAATTAAGTATTTTAAGTAAGGGGGAGTAATTTCCCCCTTACTTATATTTTCTCTCATTATTTCTTCTAATTAAAAAAAATATGAAAACAATTCAAAACAAAGTTAAAGATACTTCAAACAATGTTAGTTTTCTTCCAGAACAATTATGGAAGCATAGGGATGGTTCTATGGAATTAATTCCTACAATGCCAACTTCCAAAATCAAGAAGACTATTCTTCCTGAGATTGAGAAAAGAATTGTAGAAAAGACTGCCTCCATTCAAGTCTTCAATCAAAAGAAACTTGAGTGTGAGAGGGTTCTTATTCAAAGAGGTGAGATGGAACCTTCTTCTGCTTATGAAGAAAAGATATTTCAACTCTTAATTACTATCCCCTCAGATATTCTTGAAAGAGCATGTGAGTATGCTTTTGAGAGGGATAGAGTTAATTACAATAAGAATAAAGCTTAACAGCTTTATGGCTCTGTAGCTCAGCTGGATAGAGCAACTGCCTTCTAAGCAGTAGGTCTTTGGTTCGAATCCAAACAGAGTCACATGTACTTTGGTTAATTGTTGAATAAAAAAGGTGGAACAGATAGGGTAGGGCATATTGTCCTACCTTATCTTTTAATCTATTTAAAAAAATATAAAAAGTCAACAAGAAACATTTTAAAAAGTTGGGATAACTTGTTATCCATTTTATTGGGGTTAAAGTTTGGATATAGTGGGGTATATTATCCCACTATATTTTTTCTCTTATATTTGTAACATGAATTTTGAGTTTTACAAGTATAAAAAGGAAGTTAAGAGGTTCGCTAAAAACAACTTTAAATTAAAAGAAGAAGAGTTAGATGATTTTGTAGAAGACATCTTACTTAAAGCAACTCTTAAACAACATCTCTTCAACCCAGAGAAAAGTGCTGCTGTTACATGGATTAATAATGTAGCAAGAAATCACTATATAGACAAATATGTTAGAAAACAACATCCAGATTATGTTGAGGATATACCTGAGAAGTTACAGGAGTCCTCTAATGATGGTATAGATATAAAGAGTTTTAAGGAGTCTTTAATAGGAACTCCTTTATATATGTTCTTTCTGCTAAAAGCAGATGATAAAACAGTGAAGGATATCTGTAACGAGCTCCAGATTTCTACACAAGATTACAATGAGCTCAATAAATTACTAAAACAAAAGTGGTATGAGTACAATGTTTCTTAAACTTTTAATGGCTCTTGCAGCCTTAAACTTTACAATGACAGGAATAGAGTTATATCTTCTCTTTAGAAGACAACATTCCTGGGTAAAAATAATCTTTAATATAGTATGTGGGATATGTGCAATTCTACTATCCTTCTTTTATGTCAATGAGTTACTAGATCAATATGAGAGTAATAAGAAAATTAAGATACAGGTGGATAGTGTGCAGATTAAGGAAATTCCTTTCCATAAACTCAAGGCTACATACTATAATCCAGTACAAAGCCAGTGTGATGGTAACCCACTCATCACTGGATCAGGATATAAAATTGATCTTAAGAAACTTAAGAGAAAACAAATAAAGATTGTAGCTCTTTCTAGAGATTTATTAAAAGTATACCCATATGGTTCTACTATATATGTGCATCAACCTGTACATCTTAGAGGTACTTATAGGGTTGAAGATACTATGAATAGTAGATTCAGAAAAAGAATTGATTTTCTAGTATATGACAAATTAAATGTAGATTCTGTACATATTTCTATATGAAGATTATTAATCTATACCCTGAGTATAAGCATGCAGAAGATGCTTTACATTGGTGGAATTGGCTTAGTGAAAGAACTCAAGCTAGATTAAGATTAAAATATAATATTAAACCTCGTTATATAAAAGGTAATAATCATAGAAACCTTTTGTATACAGAGATTATAGAAATATGGAAGAAAAATGAAGCTCTTCCTACTAATGAAAAAGAAGGATGGGCTTTTTATAAAAGTATAAATTAATAATTTATGAATTTATCAGAACTTAAAGAAAGAGTAATAGCATTAGGATCTGAGTATCCTCATCTAAAAGACAAAATCTATGAAGCCTACAGATGGTGTGTAGGTGAGGTAATGGACTATGGTGGCTCAGAATCTCATGAGATACAATTATGTCTTTCTGATATTGAAGACATTATTAGAGAAGATGAAGAGGGATTACCAGACCCTCCAGAACCTTCTTATGAGTAATATACCCTATAGGGTATGATAACTCACTCAGTATAGAGTATTATACCCCTTAAGGTATAATATCTCATTCAATATTGACAGCTGGAAAGACAGCAAATAGTCAAGTAATGCGTAATGTGGAAATGGCATCACATCCTACAAGGTTGCATAGTTGTGAGTTCGATTCTCACCTTGACTGCTAAGCGTAAAATAGAATATGAATTTAAGTAAGAATTTAACACTCTTTGAAATGACAAGGAGTGATATGGCTAAGAGAAAGGGAGTTTCTAATGAGCCTACACCTGAGCATATTGCTAACATGATTGTACTAGCAGAGAAGATATTCCAACCTATTAGGGAACATTTTGGTGTTCCTATCTATATCTCATCTGGATATAGAAGTGCAGCCTTAAATAAGAAGATTGGAGGTGTAAAAAATAGCCAACATCTTACAGGTGAGGCTATGGATATTGACATGGATGGACATCCACATATTTCTAACGTACAAGTATTTAACTATATCAGAGAAAATCTTGTCTTTGATCAATTAATTTGGGAGTATGGAAACAATAGCAATCCTGATTGGATTCATGTGTCTTATAGCACTTCAGGTACTAACAGAAGACAAGTATTAAAGGCTACTAAAGGAACCTTTGGAACTAAGTATGTATCCATGTGAGTAATGTAATAGTAATAGAGGTAGGAAAGAACTACTCTAAGTTTGAGGAACTTGCATATCTAAAGGGAGATAACTACTGTCTCTTAAATATGGATTCTTTTGTCTGGTATATTGGAACATGTCTAAATGATCCTTACCTTGCACAGCAATTACTAGCTAAGTATATGGGAATAACTCCTATACATGCTAATGTAATTGTGCAAATCAATAAAATATGAGAGAAAGAAAGATTAATCTGGACTTCAATGATATACTCATTTGTCCAACACCTGTTTCTGATATAAGAAGTAGGTCTGAGTGTGAGGTAGGAGAAGTTCTACCTCTTTTTACTGCTCCAATGGATACAGTAATTAATAGGGATAATATGCACATCTTCAAAGACTTTAATATCTGTCTTCCAAGAGAGAATAATGGTCCTCATGTAGATGAGGATGTATTCTCATCTTATGGTATTGAGGAGTTTGAGAAGTTATTTCTAGAGAATAATGTATCTTTTACTAAAGCTAATATCTTAATTGATGTAGCTAATGGTCATATGAGAAGATTGCATCATGCAGTATCTCTTGCTAAGAAGAAATATCCTCATATGTCTCTAATGGCAGGTAATATTGCCAATCCAGAAACATTTGAGATATTACAAGATGCTGGTGCAGATTATATTAGGGTAGGTATTGGTAATGGTGGAGGATGCTTAACTACTGTGCAAACAGGAGTTGGTTATCCTATGGCCTCACTAATTAGTGAGTGTAACTTTGTTAAAAGAAAATCTAAACTTGTAGCTGATGGAGGCATGAAGAATTATGGAGACATCATTAAGGCTTTAGCTCTTGGTGCAGACTATGTAATGCTAGGAAGCATCTTAAACAGAATGCTAGAAAGTGCCGGAGAAACAGTTATAATTGATGAGGTTACCCATAAGAGATTTAGAGGTATGTCTTCTAAAAGTGTACAAAAAGACTGGGGTAGAGATACTCTTAAAACTTCTGAGGGTATAGATAAAATGGTTCTTGTAGAGTATACATATGTACAATGGGTCAGCAACTTTAAAGATTATCTAAGGAGTGCTATGTCCTATACAGGATGTGGAACTCTAGAGGAATTTATTGGTAATGTAGACATTATACAAATATCTGAGAATGCATATAGAAGGTTTAGTAAATAGGAAAGATAATATATCTCCTGTTGATAGCAGATATTATGCACAAACACAATTCTTAAGTAAGTATTTCTCAGAGTATTCTCTTACCAAGAGAAAGTTATATGTAGAATTGGAGTACCTAATTGCTATACAAGAGAGAGTTAGTAATCCTCTAACACTTGCTGAGAGTACAATCATCAGGAATATCCATAAGAACTTTGATGAGAAAGAATATGAGAGACTTCTACAAGTAGAGAGTATCTTAAACCATGATGTTAAGGCTTTAGAGTACTACATTAAGAGTAAAGATGTTAAGGGTAAAAACTTTATACACTTTGCTTTAACTAGCCAAGATATAAATAATACTGCCATCCCATTAGCTTTTAAGGAGTATATGGAGAAAGAGTATTATAAAGCTCTTGATAAGTTAATATCTTTCTTAGATGAAGTTACTAAGTTTGAGATAGTTCCTATGCTATCCAGAACTCATGGACAGATAGCAACTCCTACTACTCTTGATAAGGAATTATATGTATTTGTACATAGACTTAATCAGGTAATTAAGAACTTAAGAAGTATACCTCATACAGGTAAATTTAGTGGATCTATAGGCAATTTTAATGCTCATTATGCTGCCTATAGAAATATAAACTGGTATGATTTTGCTGATGGTTTTCTAAAATATCTAGGTTTAGAGAGACAATTATACACTACACAAGTTGAGAATTATGATAATTTATGCTCATTCTTTGATGGAATGAGGAGAGTAAATACCATCTTACTTGATTTGTGTAGAGATATATGGTTGTATATCTCAATGGATTATCTGAAGCTTAAAATTGTAGACTATGAAGTAGGTAGCTCTACTATGCCTCACAAAGTTAATCCTATTGACTTTGAGAATGCTGAAGGAAACTTAGGTATTGCTAATGCTCTATTCTCACACTTCTCTGAGAAACTTCCAATTAGCAGATTGCAAAGAGATCTCTCTGATAGTACAGTTCTTAGGAATATAGCTGTTCCACTTGCACATACACATATTGCTATCAACAGCATCATCAAGGGTCTACAGAAACTCTCTGTAAATAAGGAAGTTATAGATAAGGAACTAGATAAGAATTGGCAAGTACTTGCAGAACCTATTCAGACTATCTTAAAGAGAGAGGGATATATTGAGGCATATGAGGATATGAGGAGATATACTAGAGGTAATAAGCTTTCTAAAAAAGATATTCATAGAATTATTGATAATTTTGCAGTAGAGGAAAATATAAAAGAGGAACTTAAGAAACTTACTCCTCACAAGTATATATGAGACAAAGTAGAATAGAATTTGCAGATGTGATTGTAGATCTGCAGGCTGGCGATACTGGCAAAGGTAAAGTAGCACATTATCTCTTATCTAAGAACAACTATGATTATGTAGTTAGGTATAATGGTGGTAATAATGCTGGACATACAATCTATCACAATGGAATTAAGGTAGTTACTCACTCTATTCCTTGTGGAGTTATGTATAACATTAAGAGCCTCATTGGATTAGGATGTGTACTCAATGTAAAAGCTTTATTTGAGGAGATATCTTATCTAGAGGGGCTTGGATTTAATGTTAAGGAGAATCTCCTAATTGATGAGAGAGTGCATATTATATCCTCATCTCATATAGATGAGGATATTAGTAATAATAGCATTGGTACTACTGGTAAAGGTATTGGACCTGCTTACAGAGATAAGTACTTTAGAAAAGGAACTAGAGCTAAGGATATTCCTGAGCTTAAAGAATTTCTTTTCGATAGCTACAATCTATCTGGTAAAATTCTATTTGAAGGGGCTCAAGGTTTTGAGTTGGATATAGACTGGGGAGATTATCCTTATGTAACATCCTCTCATTGTACTATTGGTAGTGCTATCCTTAATGGTGTACCTCCACAATCTATTAGGAAGGTTTATGGAACTGCTAAGGCTTACAGAACTTATGTAGGTAATAAGGAATTCCAAGGAAAAGATCCAATCTTTGATAAGATTGCAGAGATAGGTAATGAGTATGGTTCTACTACTGGTAGAAAGAGACAAGTAGCATATATAGATGTAGATAGCTTAGTCAAAGCTTGCAATATTAATGGAGTTACAGATCTCATAATTAATAAATTAGATGTTCTAGAAGAAGTTAGTGAGTTTGGATTTCATAAAAGTAACTTTATATATAGAGTTAATAAAGACACATTCATTAAATTCTTAGAAGAAGAATTATTTACAAGCTGTTTTCATTTACAAGATATTAAGTTTTCCACTAATCCAAATGAAGTATGATATATCACAGTTTAAATGAGATTAAGGCAATTGTTGAGGAGCTTATGCCTCCTAAGAACAATCATCTTATTGGTTGTTTTAAATTAGAATTTCTAATTAGTAGTAAGAGTTGGGATTATGCTTCTGATGAGATAGAGATTACAACTCAAAGAGGATTCTCTTACTTCATTAAGAAAGCAACTCTTGAGCAAGAGATTATTGCATTAAAGAGAAATCTTGATGAACATTATGAGTATTATGATGATTATGCTGTTTGGAAGTACCAATTGGAGTTAAGAAAAAGAATAAAACAACTGGAAGATGAGAATCAGATATGGATACTGCAAGAGCTGTCAAAAGTCTCTCTTTAATTTTAAACACCATGAGATGACCTGGTGTAGTTGTAATAAGTCTGCTATTGATATAGAAGAATTATACTCCAGAATTATTGGAGATGCTGAAATAAGGGAAGGAGAAATCCAAAATCTTATTGAGGGAATTAGGGAACAATTTGTATGGACCTCTAATTATGATAAAGATATGAGGAGGATAGAACCTGTAGAAAGATTTCTTAAAGACCTTGATACTGACCATATTCTTAATATCCTTAACTATCTTACTGATAGAGAAATAATCCATGATAGTACTAGAAGAAGTATAAATATCATGGTCAATGAGTTAAAGTATAGACATGGAAAACAAAAGAGTATGGGTATATGATTTGGAAACTTTAGATCTCTTTACTGCTACCTTTATTGATAGAGACTCTGATGAAACCAGAGTCTTTGTCATTAGTAAGGATAAGGATGAAAGAGAACAACTCTTTAAGTTTCTAAAGGAAGAAGTTTCTGGACTGATTGGTTATAATAATGTAAACTTTGATGGTCAGGTGATAGAGTATATGTTTAGGAATCCTAATTGTACTGCACAAGATATAAGAAGGTATGCACAAATTATAACCTCAGAAGAGAATAGGAGGCCTGATGTTCCTGAGTGGAACTTTAGGATTCCACAACTAGATTTATTCAGAGCTCTATCTCTCTCCACTAAAGCTAAAAGGGTAGGCTTGAAGTGGTGTGAGTTTATGATGGAT